AAGACTACGACATCAGACGTGATCGCATTGATCCCTTGTTGAATTGGGTACACACTAACTTTCCCAATATCAATACCAGTGACTACACACAATGGGCATGTTTGCGTCCTATGGCACCAGACATGATGCCTATCATCAAACAAAGCAAGGTTGACAGAAGAGTATTTTACCATACTGGCCACGGTCACTTGGGTTGGACACTAAGTCCTGCAACGGCAAAGCGTTTGGTAAACTTAATTAAAGAGTAATAATGAAAAAAATTCTTGTAACTGGTGGGGCTGGTTTTTTAGGTAGTCACCTGTGTGATAGATTAGTAGCAGAAGGTCATCATGTCCTATGTGTAGACAACTACTTTACTGGCAGTAAAAAGAACATTGAACATTTGCTGGATTATAAAAATTTTGAAGTCATTCGACAAGATATATGCATTCCGTTATATGTAGAAGTAGATGAAATATACAATTTGGCATGCCCTGCAAGTCCTTACTATTATCAGTTAGATCCAATTCAGACTATGAAAACATCTGTTATCGGTGCTTTTAATATGCTCGGGCTTGCTAAACGCACTGGTGCTAAAATTCTACAGACTAGTACTAGTGAAGTTTACGGTGATCCCCACCAGCATCCGCAACAAGAATCTTATTGGGGTAATGTAAATCCAATTGGTACTCGTAGTTGTTATGATGAAGGTAAACGTGCTGCTGAAACACTATTCATGGATTACTACCGTGAACATAATGTTAAGGCCAAGATTGTGCGTATTTTTAACACATACGGACCTAGAATGGCCGAAAATGACGGTAGAGTTGTTAGCAATTTTATTGTTCAGTCTCTTAAAGGCAATGACATTACTATATACGGTGATGGCATGCAAACTCGTAGTTTTTGCTACGTTGATGATCTTTTGGATGCTATGCAGGCTATGATGAATCATCCTGACGATCAGTTTATTGGTCCTGTTAACATTGGCAATCCGGGAGAGTTCACTATGTTAGACTTAGCCCAACAAGTGATTGCACTAACCGGATCTAACAGCCAAATTGTACATAAACCTTTGCCGCAAGATGATCCAAAACAACGTAGACCTGATATTTCACAAGCCAACCAAATGTTGAACTGGACACCAAAAATTCCTTTAGTAAAAGGCCTAGAAAAAACCATTGACTATTTCCGTAATATCGTGTAAAATATATACATATTAACTAGGAGATGTGATGACATTAGATTTTAAAAATACTAGAAACGATACCGAAACTCAGTACAAAATGATTAACAAATTGCTACGGACTGGTGTATTTAATGTAGAGTTTACTAAACTAAATGGAGAAATTCGAGTAATGCCCTGCACACTTGATCCTCTTGTTGTGCCGACGACTCCTGTACCAATTAACGAGGCAAATATTGACAATTCCGCTAACACCAAAAAAGAAAAGCAGCACGATCCGGAAACAATGAGTGTTTGGTGTACTGATAAACAATCTTGGCGTAGTTTTAAAACTATGCGTGTGATTTCTATTAAGGCAATGCAGGCTGATCAAACTCGATGGACTGCTACTCTAGAGCAGGATCCAGAAACAGGTGAACTTATTCTTCCATTTCCTCCTGATATACTAGCACAAGTAGGTTGGGATTTCGGAGATGTTTTAACTTGGAAAGATAATAACGACGGTTCTTGGACTTTACTAAAGAAAGAGTCAAATGGGTAAAATTGGTTTCGCATGCAAGTGGATTGACACCCTCGAGCAGGTCAATGGTATTAAACCTAAAGACGATGCTAAAAAATACAACACCGGTTCCACTACGGTTGCCTGGCTTAATCGCCAGACTCAAGAAGTTGCAGAGCAAAAACTCTGGGACTTAATGACAGGTAACATTGAAAGCATCCGCAAATTAGTAGAAAAGGTAGGCTCACTAGATGATAGACTCAGAATGGTTAGGCTTGGTAGCGATATTCTTCCTGTGTACACTCACCGTGATTGGCAGTATTTTTGGCAGTTACCTGACGTCCGTGCATATTGTGAACGGCACTTTGCCACTGTGGGCGACATTGCCCGTGTTCGTAGTGTACGTCTGTCTTTCCATCCTGGGCAGTTTACTGTGCTGGCAAGTGATAACCCAGAAATTGTTGATCGTAGTATAGAGGAGTTTGAATATCATGTGGATATGGCCAGGTGGATGGGTTACGGCCGATCCTTTCAAGACTTTAAAATCAACGTACATATTTCAGGTAGGCGCGGTCCAGAGGGTATTATTGAAACCTTGGAGAGACTCACCCCAGAAGCAAGAAACTGCATTACAATCGAAAACGACGAAAACGCCTGGGGCATCGAAAGTAGTCTCGAACTCGAAAAACATTGTGCCCTTGTACTTGACATACACCATCACTGGTGTCGTGAAGGAGAGTACATTCAGCCCGCCGACGATAGATTTAAACGTGTAATTGACAGTTGGCGAGGGGTGCGGCCGGCCATGCACTACTCAGTGTCACGTGAGGCTTGGTTGCCAGATCATTGTCCTAATACATTGCCCGACATGACTCAACTATTGAATGCTGGATTTAAGAAAGCAAAGTTGCGTGGACACAGTAATTTTTACTGGAACACGGCTGTAAATGAATATGCTCTTTCATTCTTACCACACGCAGATCTCATGTGTGAAAGTAAAGGCAAAAATATTGCCAGTTTTGAATTATATAATTATGCCAATACCAGAACAAATACGCCTCAACGAACGAGCAATAGACGGCTGGATGTTCAACCAGCGTCGAATAAGTCTAGAGCAGAAACACTCATTATTACCTAGACGATGTTATCTAAGTGGCAAGCAGCTTTGGTTTAAGCGATGCGAAGTAGTGCATTGTATGATTACAGGTGCTGGCGAACCACTGTTTGAAACATATTGGTGCGATCCTAAAGAATTCTTGTTGCACGAATTAAAGAGATAGAAAAAGGACCTTAAGGTCCTAAGGACCTTAAGGTCCTTTTTCAATGAGTAAACAAATTACTTTGTTTTTTTAGTCTTAACTGCTTTAATTGCAGGTGGTTTTTTAACAGCAGTTTTCTTAGCAGGTTTTGTTTCTGCAACTTTAGGAGCACGTGGTTTGCGAGGCTTTTTTTCTGCTACAGGAGTAGTAGATACTGCAAAATCTATTGGCTCTAAATCTAATGCTACTGAAACTGGATCAACTTTAGATTCAGTTACTGGTTGAACAACTTCGCTTTCAAGACTAGGTGCATCAATTTTATATAGCACTTCTACTGGGGGCACTTTTTCTTTTCCTAAAAAAAGTTCTTTTAAAAATTTTAACATGTTAATTCCTTATAATTAAAAAGATGAAATATTTACCTATAATATAATGTAGTTATAGGTAATATGGGCAGTTAACTAAGTTTTCATTATTGCCAAACTCTAAATAAATACTATTATAGAAAATTTATGCTACAAAAGTGGCAATTTTACCTAGAATAAATACGGTATAATGCAGAGGAAACCATGGCTAATCAACAACTAATTAATATCGGAAGTCAACCAAACGACGGAACAGGCGACAGTATATATGTCGCAATGCAAAAAATTAATTCTAATTTTAATGACATTTACACACTGTTGGGATTTGGTGCAGGATTTACATTCCTAAGAATGAAAGAGGCGCCTGCAGGACCTATGGTACCTGCAGCACTTTTACAAGTCAATTCAACAGGTAACAAATTTGAATACAAAACGCTTGTTGCCGGAACTGGAATGCAGATTCTATCAACAGGATCTTCAATTGTAATTACTAATACAAGTTCAAATTTAAAGTCAGATCGAAATCCTACTCTAGCAGCAGACTTACAAGGTCAAAATGCTTTCAGTCTAGTTAACATGGATAATCAAGGGCCGCATGCTGACTGGGATGCTGTTAGTAGAAAGTGGGTATATGAAAACTTTATTAACAGAGACGGTGTTACAAAATACGATAGCACAAGTAGTTTAGAATTTTTCTACGGAGGATTAAGTACTATTAGAGGTAATGTTTCTTTATTACCTCTTCCTACAAATCCTCAACATATTGTTAATAAAGATTACGTCGATAACCTAGTTGATCGCAGCGGTTATGCTAGTAAAACCAACTTCTATGTTGCAATGGACGGCGATGATGCAAGATTTGATTTACCTAGTAACAAAAGAGGTCGTGCGTTTGCTTATGCATTTAAAACTGTAAACCGTGCTGCTCGTGCTGCTGACCAATACATTAATGGCGGTGCAGTTACATTAGGACCATACCAAAAAACTATAACTCATGCCGAGGGTACATTTAAATCAGTTGTAACAGAAGTTACTACTAGCAGTGTATTAAGCCCTAACCTATTTGGTATTCGACTTAGAGTTGACTTAGATCCAAGTTCTGCAAATATTGGTACAGATCCGTTCATTAACAAAAGTATTTTTCCAGGAAACTACCTTGTTGGTGCAAGCAGTGAAGCAGTTGGTAGAATTGAAGCAATCGAATTAGACGACATCAATGGTTACGAATACTATCACGTTGCTCCGCATGATTATGCAGCACCATACAATGTTTCAATAACTCCGGGAGATTGGGAAAATACAACTGCTACTGTATTCACTCTAGGTGTAAGCGAGTGTATTGATATTCCAGATTTTTGGGTAGGTCAGAAATATGTTGTAACAAATGTTTCTTATAATATAATTTCATACGGTATTATTGCAGATCTAACAACAACATATGATTATCAAGGTAATGCTTGCGATACTATTACTGTTGATTTTAGAAACGGTGTAGCATTAACTAGCGGTGTTACAATTGACGCTAACAAGTGGCATGTATATGCAGATGATTATGTGTTAAGTGAAGAACTAATTTGGGGTCAGAGACAGAACTTAAATCAGTGTACTATTATGATTGAGTCTGGTCAGCACGAAGATCAATATCCTATTAAAGTTCCAGAAAACTGTTCCATTCGTGGTGATGAATTTAGACGTAGTGTTATTAAACCTGCGCCATTGCAAGGAACTCGTTATCCAGGTGTTAGTAGTTCTAAATGGTCAAATACCTACTTTTATCGTGATGCACAAATTGATGGCATAGTAGTTACTCAGTTTAATACAGGAACAGATTATGCTTCGGCAGTTTCGATAACTGCTGATTCTATTAACAACGATCCTATCACTGATACAGTAACATTTACTTTAGCATCGGGCGTTGCTGACAGCAGTTGGATTGGTAAGATTTTTAAAACTAGCGGAAGTGCTGATGCTCAAGGCGAAGTTCGATCAGTTAACAACGATACTTTTGAAGTATCTCTTGCACAAAATACTGTTGATTATCAGAAAGAAATAAACGATTACACTGTGAGCGTTGATTCAATTGCATCAGGTGATTGGCATGTGTACGAACCATATCGTTATGGCTACCACTATTTAAGAGACGAAAGTCGTCCGTTAAATGTGTTAAACACTGTTACTAACTTAGGCGGACACAACTTTGCAGCATTGTCTTTAGAAGAAAACAAAGAATTTATTCAAGAAGAGTGTATTGCATATTTAACAGCAACTTTTCCAAGTTTATCATACGATCAAGATAAGTGTTATCGTGATGTAGGTATAATTGTTGATGCATTAATTTACGACATGCGCCAGAGCGGATGGACATGGTCAGTTAATGCTGCTGATAGTTATAGAAATGTTGCAGTAGTTAAGACAGCACAACTTACAGAAACGATTGCTGCAATTGAACATATATGGACTGTCGGTGTACAGGTTATTATAAATCAGCCATCATTACCAGTACTTAACACTAATGGAATAGATCAGACTATTGAAGAACTTAGGGTTCCGGAAGCCAGTTCAGGCGCTGTCTTAAAAGACTTGATTAACATGATGAAGGGTATTATTAATAATGATCCCGCATACAACCCGCCTAAGTATAACGACCAAATGGACGTATTCTTAATGAATGACGCTACCATCAATCGTTATATCAGTGCTCAAGGCCATGGCGGCTTTATGAAAGTTTTAGATCCAGACGGTCAAATACTTGCTAAGTCCCCGTACACTCAAACTGCATCAAGTTTCTCTAAGAGTAAAAATAGACAAGTGTTTAGCGGTGGTATGTTTATCGACGGTTTTGCAGGTAATACAGTTGCACAACCTGCATCAATAACAAACGATTCAGAAGGTTACCCAGTTAAAATTAATATTACGGCAACCGGCGGGCTAGGTCGTCCTAGCATTGTACCAGGTGCAGGGTATATTAAACCACAGACTCCATGTTTCTTTGTACACGAAGGTACAACATATGAAGTAAGTTTTATCGGAAATTATGACCCGACATTTGGTACTGGCATTATTAACTTAAACCCACTACGTGCAGGCGGTATAAGCGGTATTACTAATGCCGCAGGTTCTGGATTTAGAACAGGCGCTACTAGAACTATTCCTGTAAGATTTAGCAATCCGACAAGAGTAGGTGGCTTGAAGGCAACAGGTACTGCAACTATTAACAGTTCAGGTGCAGTTACCGGGCTTACTGTAGAGTTTCCAGGTAGTGGTTACGAAAATGGTGTTACTGCATTTGCAGACTCAGATGGTCCAAAGATTGTTATTGGTAGTGCTCGTATAAGTTGGACATTAGGAACAACTGGCAATATTACTGCATACACTATTATTGATGGTGGTGAAGGATATGCTGTCGGTACTGTTATTAATTTCTCAACTACTAGCGATACGGCGACTGCAACAGTTGCTACTGTAGATGCTAACGGTGCTATTACCAGTATTACTATTAGCAATGACGGCAGCGGATATGCTACTGATCCTTTTGTAACTTTCGGAACTGCACAAAACTATACTATCACAGTTAAGCCTGGTTTTAATGTAACTGCTGCGCATCCATTGCCTAGTGAAATTACATTAATTACTGCTGGTAACCGTTCTATGTTGGCAAACGACTTTACACAGATGAACGATTTAGGATACGGTATTTTCTCAACCAACGGCGGTTTAGTTGAAAACGTTTCCATGTTTACTTACTATTGCTACAGTGCGTACTATTCATCAAATGGCGGCCAGTGTCGTTCTATTGGAGGATCAACTTCATACGGTCTTAATGGATTAAAAGCAGAAGGTAGCGATCCGTTAGAAGTTCCGGTATCAGTTAAAAACAAATATGCAATGACACAAATTGCGTCAGTTGTTTCAACAGGAAAGTATACAAACAGAGCAGGCGATTTTACAATTTATATCGATGGGTTAGATTATCCTCCGTTACCACAAAGTCAATTGGAAATTAACCACAATGGTGAAGTAACGTTATACAACGTCAAAAGTGCAACACAAGATGCTGACGACGAAACAATTTACAGTCTGTCAATTGATAACGGACAAGGTGAAGGGTTAACATTAGCAGTTGCAGATAATGCCGAAGTTACTGTTCGTGTTTATTACAATCTAAGTTTGTTAGATTTAAATGCAGAAACTCTAAGTCGTCCAAGTACTGTATTGACATTTGACGAAGATCCTAGTAATGTATACAGAATTTTAAGTTATACAGACCAAGGTGCAGATACTGCTCTTGCAGAAGGCGAAGCACCGTATAACTATATTCCAATGACTCCTTATATCGATGGCAGCGGACGATATGCACAAGGCTTGGGACAAATTACTATTACCGGCGGTGGCAGCGGATATACTCCGAGCAGTACAGTAGCCGCTGTAATTCCTGCTCCAAGTGTTGCAGGTTCTGCAACAGTTAGCGGTACGCAAACTGACACTGACTTAGTGACAATTTCTGGTGCTGCTAATACCATAATGATTGGTAGTCAGGTTAAGGTAGGCGGAGTTGATCCTGCAGGCGGTCCTACATATGTTATTTGGGTAAATGCTGCACAGACACAAATTAGAGTAAGTACTATTAACAATTGGGCTAGCGGTGCTAGTCTAACATTCCCAGGTGTGCAAGCAGTTGGATACGGTGTAACTAATGCATCTGGTGTTATTACTAGTTTAGTTCTTACTACAAACGGTGCAGGTTATGCGGCTACTACTGTAAGAAACATTACGTTTGCTAGCGGTGCTGCAACTGCTACTGCTTATGCAGACGGTATTGCTGGTACAAAATGGATTAAAATTGCAGAAATTGACCCTACTGATGAGGCTAGGATTGATTCCGGATTAACAGCAAGTACTCCTTATTACTATTACTTTGGTTTCGAAGGCGACATTTATAAGATTTTAGATTATAAGAGTGCAATCGAAACTGGTAACGTATGGGGAGAAGTACAAGTTGAGCGTGCTAGTGATAGCGCAGCATTACAAATCCAGATCCTATCAGCAAGTTTGCAAGCAGGTATTACATCAAACCAAGATGGTAGTGTAACATCACGTATTTCAACAATGCGTGTAACAGGACACGACATGCTGAACGTTGGTACTGGCGGATATGCTGACAGTAAGTATCCTAATGATTTATATGGTCCTCCAAATAATCCACCAGATACTGCATTAGAAGTTCAAGAAGTCGGAAAAGGTCGTGTATATTATACAACAACTGATCAAGACGGTAACTTCAAAGTTGGTAAGTATTTCTCCGTTGATCAAGGTAGGGGTACAGTAAGTATTAGTGCTCCGATCAGTTTAACAAATGTTGACGGTATTAGTTTCAAACGTGGCCAAACTTTAGTACAGGTATTCAGTGTCGACGGCACAATGGGTGGCAACAGCAATAACAGTGTACCAACAGAACGTGCAGTACAAAGTTATGTAAACAATCGTTTAGGCTTAAACAGAAACAATACCACAGCAGGCGTTGTTCCTATTGGTAGCGGGTTCTTAGACTTGGGTGGCGTTCGGGAAATGGATGCTGACATCAAGATGGGTGCAAATAGAATCACCGGAATGGCTGATCCTATAAACGACCAAGACGCTGTTACTAAGAAGTATGTTCAAGATACTTATGTAAACACCAGCGGCGATACAATGGTTGGTCCATTGTATACTAGAATAATGCAGCCTACTGCTGATAACACCTATTTCTTAGGTACAGCAAGTGCTAGGTACAGCGTTGTAAATGCAGTTACAATAAACGGTACTACAGTAAATGCCAATAACTTTAACGGAACTGCTACAAGAGTATCAAACAATTTAAGTTTAGGTGTATCAGGAACCGGTCTAAGCGGAAGTGCTACATTTGATGGTGCATCTGCACAGACATTTACTGTTACTAGTAATGCTACTAATGCAAACACAGCAAATACAATTGTTGCAAGAGATGCTAGTGGTAATTTTGCCGCCGGTACCATTACATTAAACAGTATTACTAAGAGTGGTACTAACGGCGCTGGCGACATAGGTCAAACTGATAATAGATTTGCTACCGTGTACGCTACGACATTTAGTGGAGTTGCTGTTACTGCTAGATACGCTGACTTGGCAGAAAAATATTTACCAGATGCAAAAATGACTCCAAGTACTGTTGTAGTATTTGGTGGTGAAAAAGAAATAACTAAATCATCCGGCTACATGGATCGTAGGGTAGCAGGTGTTATTTCTACAGATCCTGCTTACAAAATGAACAGTGAACAAGAGGGCGGAGTTTACGTTGCTCTACAAGGTCGTGTACCGTGTCGTGTAGTTGGCAAGATTAGAAAAGGTGATATGCTTGTTACTAGTGAAGTACACGGTGTTGCTACAGCATCTGATAATCCAGTAATGGGGTCCGTAATAGGCAAAGCATTAGAAAATTATGATAGCCAACATGTTGGTATTATTGAAGTTGTAGTAGGGAGAATTTAATGGCATTTTTATATATTAACACTGGTACAAGTTCGAACAAAGGAGACGGTGATACTCTGCGAACTGCTTTCCATAAGATTAACACTAACTTTAGTCAGATAGGAAACGAAACTACTTCGACAGTTACTATTACTGATAATAGTGATGTTGCAGTAGTTGATATTAAAGTATATCAAGGAAGTTTTGAGTTACCAGTAAGTCCTGCTACACATGCTCCGTTGTTTAGTTTTGATACTGCAATTCATAGAAGCGCAAGCATTGATATATACGCAGAAGATACTATTGCAGGAACACAAGATTCCGGTAGTAGTTACATGGTAACATGGAATAGTACAACTAGTCATGTGCTAGGAACAGGCATCGTAAGCCTAAGTCAAAATGGAACTACTAGAAATGCATTGTGGGATTTAGATACTGATATAGTAGACAATGATTTAAGAGTATTAGCAAACAATGTATCTGGTACTACAACTAGTAATGTTATTTCGTGGAAAGCAAAAGTAAGTTTATTTAGGTTATAAAAATGGCGGCACCAACATGGTTAACAAAGGCAGGTCTATTAGGTACAGTAACGGAACGAACAGCCGTAACGATTCCGTTTGCAGCAAGCGGGTCTGATACTACCTTTACACTTCTTTCGGGAACATTACCTAACGGCCTTGTTCTAAAAGTATTAACGACTGCAACAAGTACAGCAACTACGGGTTACATAACCGGTAATCCTATGAGTGTTCCAACAAAAATAAGTTCGGAATTTGTCATTCGGGCTAGGAATGATGTTGGAATTTCAGATAGAACGTTTGTGCTAGACACTATAGGAACTACTGCTCCTATTTGGGTAACGACGGCCGGTTATCTTCCAATAGGTACAAGCGGAGAATGTTTCGGTGTTAACCGTCATACTGTTGATTATCAATTATATGCATTGCCGAATATATTGTTTGAAAACATGAAGATGCGTTATTATATTGCAGATGGTGACGGACAAATTCCTAGAGGACTAAGGCTAACAGAAGACGGACGCATTATTGGTACTATTGACGAGATTACTGTATCAGAAGAATATGGCGCAGCAAGTAGTGCAGGGTACGACACTGAGTTTTATGATAGATATCCATATGACAGTGCTGTAATTATTGGTGATATTTCCACAAGACCCAAGTTGCTTAAAAAAATATATCAATTTTATATAACAGCAACTGATGGTTATGAAATTTCTAGAAAACAATTTAAAATTCAAGTATTAGACCATAACAGTTTAAGAGGCGACACTTCTTATATTTCTTCAGATGCAGAATGTTTTCAAGCAGGCGATAGTTACTTGTTTACTCCAACTTGGTTAAGTCCTGCTAACTTAGGTATCCGTCGTGCTAATAATTATCAAATAATTGATCTTAAAACATACGATCCTCATCCTGCAATTGGCACAAACGAATGGACATGGGATACATTAACAGTTAATCCTGAAATAAGAGTAGAAGCAGACACACAAGCAAATACCGGTCCAGACGGGTTTGAAGTAGTAATGCGTGGAGTTGTAGACACGTATGCATATTTGCCTGCGGCAATACAAGGTGATTTATATCGAGTGTCAGATGAAAATACTAATTATGTATTTGACGGCACAGATTGGATTTCAGCAGATTTTTATCCTAAGTATAATAGAGCAGGAACATCAACAGTTCATATTAAAAATTTAACCAGTTTACCTCAGGTAGGTCATCAGTTTAGATTAGACAATTATTTAGAAAGCGCATTAAACACTACAACATATACAATTAGTTCAGTAACAGGAACCACAACAAGTTGTCAAATTGGTATACGATACAATGATCGATTAGTAGATGATGTATTAATTTATGATACAATTTTGTTAGATAACATTTCAGACGGAACTGTTTTTTACATAGGTACTGCTAGTGAAAAGCCCTTAGGGTTTAACCTAAATCCAGAGACTGGTGATTTGTATGGACAAATTCCATACATACCTGCATATAACTTAGATTATAAGTTTACCATTAGAATGATTAAAAATGATGTTAAAACTGGAGATACAAGTTATTTAGATAGAGTATTTCAATTAAGGTTGCAAGGAAGTATCAATACAGATTTGGGATGGATATCTACTGCAACAATTGGCACTATAAGAGCAGGATTACAAAGTGAGTTGTTTGTAAAAGCAGAACATGAAAATTTTCCTGATCTAGACATTCAATATAAGTTAACTTCCGGAGAATTACCTAACGGATTAGAATTTAAAAATGATGGTAGCATTGCAGGCAAAATACCATACGGCGGATTAACTGATGTAGATGCCGGCAATTTTACAATTGACAGTGATAATACAAAAATAGATCGTGCGTTTACGTTTACTGCAGAAGCAACAAATGCATATAGGCTTGCTACTATTGATCAAACATTTACTATTTTAATAGATGATAATGATAGAACTCCTTACAGTTCTGTCTATATTCGTCCGTTTATGAATAGAGATCGGCGTAAGAGTTATAGAAACTTTATTAATAGCACTAACATCTTTAATGAAGATGTGCTATATCGTCCTGCTGATCCAGCATTTGGTCTACAAAAAGAAATACGAATGACCATTGAATATGGTCTAGAAAGATTAAACCTTGCTGAATACATTATAGGATTACAATATTATTTTTACAACAAGAGATTTTATTTTGGTGCAGTTAAAACTTTGCCTGCAGAGGACGAAAAAGGCAATTATGTATATGATATTGTATACTTAGATGTGATCGACAATCAAATAAACTCAGCAGGTAAAAGTCCAGATAGTATAAGTTTTTTAATTAATTCACAATTAGTTGATTTATATTCTGACAGTACAGTCAATTGGCGAAATAGTTTAGAAAGTATTCCTATTTACGGCGATGTTATTAAAACTGACGAATACTTACGTCCGAGATTTATGCGTACTGTACAATCAATTACAGGTGCTCCTTTGGGATTTATTAAGGCGGTTCCTATTGCATATATAAAACCTGGAGAAGGTAAAAACATTGTTCGTAAGATACAGTTAAGTGGATTTGATTTTAAACTAATGGACTTTGAAGTAGACCGATTATTAATTGATCAAACCTTCGATTACGATGGCGATAAATACCTCAAGTTCCCAATAAAGAATATTGATGATCCGCAGACATTAAACGTGTTAGCAGGCCCAGACGGTATTATCATTCTTGACGAAGATGGAAACGAACTTTTAGTTGAATAATATATGAGTACCATAAGCAATTTACCATCGTTAACTACAGTTACAAATGATGTTTCTCTGATAGCAGCGCAGGAGGGGAAAACATATCAAACTACTGTAGGCGACTTAGGAACATTCTTTAGTAGAGAAACTGCGGTAGGTGCAACTGGTGCCACTGGACCAATTGGTCTAAGAGGAGCAACAGGAAGCGGCGCAACTGGTGCTACTGGATTAGTAGGTCCTGCAGGAGTTGATGGTGCTAGCGGTGCAACAGGCCCAAAAGGTGATAGAGGCGAACCAGGCGCTACAGGCGAACAAGGCATTGCAGGAACGGCGGCGGCTCAAGGTGCTACCGGATCTACAGGTGCAACTGGTGCAACTGGACCCTTAGGATCTACAGGCGCAACAGGTCCTGCAGGTGCAACTGGTGCAACTGGACCCTTAGGATCTACAGGAGCATTAGGAGCAACTGGTCCGCAAGGTATTCCGGGCACTGCAACTTATGCAGGTGGTACAGGGTCAACCGGATCTACTGGTTCTACTGGCCCTGTAGGCAATGACGGCAATGACGGGGCTACTGGTGCAACAGGGCCGCAAGGCATTCAAGGCATTGCAGGAACTGCGGCATTGCAAGGAGCAACAGGTTCATCTGGTGCAACTGGACCTCAAGGAAATATAGGAACAACAGGTGCTACTGGACCACAAGGAATTCCAGGTACCGCAGCAGCACAAGGTGCTACAGGTGCAAGTGGAGCAACAGGTCCTGTGGGCGGGCCAGGTGCAACAGGTGCTTCTGGATTACAAGGATCAGAAGGCATACCAGGACCACAAGGAAATATAGGCGCTACTGGTGCCAGCGGTGCTGACTCCACAGTACCAGGTCCACAAGGTGCTACTGGTGTTCAAGGTGCTACAGGTGCTGGCGCTACTGGAGCCGAAGGTATACCAGGACCAGATGGTGCAACAGGCGTAACGGGGCCTACTGGCGCTACTGGAGCAGGTGCTACTGGTGCTACTGGCATAGGATCAACCGGTGCAACAGGTAACCAAGGAGAGCCAGGTGCTACCGGAGCAGGTGCTACTGGTGCTACTGGTAATCAAGGAGGCACAGGTGCTACTGGTGCGTTAGGTGCAACAGGAGAACTTGGTGCAACAGGTGCTACTGGACCTCAAGGTATTCAAGGTGTGAGCAATGTGCCTGGTGCAACAGGAGCAACTGGCCCAAATGGACCGCCGGGTGTAAGTACTGAAGGCGGGACTGGCTCAACAGGCGCTACAGGATCAACTGGCCCGCAAGGCGAAATTGGTGCGCAAGGCGAAATTGGTGCTGCTGGCGCTTTTGGTGCTACTGGTGCTACTGGTTTATATGTAACTACTGCAACATTAGTCGACGGTAATATTAATTTAGAGTTTACTTTAAATGATAGTACTACAATAACAGTAGGGCCTATAACTGGCGCAACTGGTCCAACGGGTTCAACAGGTGCTACTGGTCCAGAAGGAAATTTTGGTGCAACTGGCGCAACAGGGCCCGACGGAGCAACTGGCGCTGATGGTGCTACCGGTGCTACCGGACCTTCAGGTGCAACTGGTCCAGATGGTATTCCGGGATCATTTGGGGCTACTGGATCTACTGGCGCAACTGGACCACAAGGAAGTGCTGGTGCAGTAGGTGCATCTGGAGTATCAATTACAACTGCTAGTATAATATTAGACGAATTAGTCTTAACGTTATCAAATGCAACTGATATAGTTGCAGGTAATGTTAGAGGTGCAACTGGACCAGCAGGTCCGTCAGGTGCAACTGGACCAGCAGGTCCGTCAGGTGCAACTGGTGCTGCTGGTACTGAGGCCAACACATTACTAGTTACAAGCACAACTGCTAGTACATACTATGCGGGGGCACAAGAATTAAATATCGGAAGTACAGTTGTAGCAAGAGATATAAACGGAATAATTTATGGTACAGCAACATCTGCACAATATGCTGACTTAGCAGAAAAATATCTAACAGATCAAGAATATGATGTAGGTACAGTAGTAATGGCAGGCGGGGACCGAGAAGTAACTGCTGTGAAAAATAATGATTGTTATGCAGTAGGTGTTGTATCTGAAAAACCTGCATATAGAATGAACGAAGAATTAGAAGGCGGTACATTTATTGCTTTAACAGGGCGTGTGCCTGTTATGTTAGCGACATTTGTAAGAAAAGGTGACCCCATTTATCCTTGGGGTGACGGTAAAGGTACTAATGTACCAAATAGTCGATCACCATTTGCATTTGCTTTAGAAGACGGTGGGCCCGGTTTAGTGGAGTGTTTAGTTAAATGAGTACCATAAGCAATTTACCAGTATTAACTACTGCAACGGGAGAAACAATAGTTCCTGCAATTGACACAAGCGTATTAGGTGCAAGGCCAACAGTTCAAGTAAGTTTAGATACAATAGCAGAATATATTCTAACACAACAAAATATTGCCACTACATCAACGCCCGGTGTTGTTATTGTAGGCAATGGATTAGAAATAGATAGTACTGGAACTATATCAGTAAGTTTAGATGTATCAGGAGCCACTGGCGCAACAGGTATTCAAGGTGCTACTGGAGCAACCGGCTTGCAAGGTTCAACTGGTGCTAGACTAACTGCTGTAATTTCAATTGTTAAACCTGCAGAATCTACGGCAGGTGACATGTGGCTAGACGTTGGAAACTCGGGACAATTATTAACATACAATGGCAGTATTTGGGTTGCAGCAGCACCTGGTGGAGCCATAGGAAATAATGGTGCTACTGGAGCAACTGGACTGCAAGGTATTCCGGGTACTGCGGCGGCATTGGGTGCAACTGGTTCTACGGGTGCAACCGGAGCACCAGGCGCAACTGGAAGTTTAGGTGCAACAGGGCCGCAAGGATCAGTAGGTTCTACAGGTTCTACAGGAATAGGCTCACCGGGTGCAACCGGAAGTTCAGGCGCAACTGGGCCAAGCGGATTAAATGGCGTGGACGGAGATCCGGGCTCTACTGGTTCAACTGGACCACAAGGACCACAAGGAACTCCGGGTGGTGCTACTGGACCACAAGGTTCAACTGGTGCTACAGGATTCCCCGGTA